TATGTGATGTCTGTCCTGTTAAAATAAGTTTATTCGTTTTTTAACAATAGGTATGTCCAAGAAAATCACCATCCAGAAAATTGGAGACACTGCCCCACCAGTTCCTATTTCTGCTCCAGCTCCAGCCCCTATGCCTGCTGCTGCCCGAAAGAGACGGACAATGAGAACCTTTCCCAAAGGCATTTTGAAGGGCACCATCAAGGGTGTAAAAGATCCTGCACGGCCACCACCACTTAAAAAATCAGGTATTCGTGGAACCCTGCGAATTATGACTGAGAAGGGAATGGAACAGAAACGCCGTAACATCAAGAAGACGGTCAAGAATATGCCTGACCGCAAGGTGAAAGAGGAACTCAAGAAAGCAGGAATGCCAGTGAGTGAAAAGACGCCACCTCATATCGCCAAGGAGATTCTTGAGGGCGGTATGGAAGCTGGGATGATTGTGTTAAAGTAATATAATGACAGCCGTATGGGGCCCAATGGGTTGGATGACCCTCCATTCTATGGCATCTCTCTATCCAGAAATGCCAACAATCGCAGAAAGACAACTCATGAGTAGTTGGTTAGATATGTTTCGTGATACCATCACGTGTCCTCACTGTAAGGACCATTTTACAGATTTATTAGCATCCTATCGTGCTAGGTTCCCAAGTATGCTGAATTCTAAAAAAGATTTCATGTTATTCACATTTCGGGCACACAATGCTGTGAATGCTAGGTTACATAAACCTATTTATAAAACAGTCCAGGAATGCATGGATGTTCTTAGAAACAATGTAAAAAATAGAACAGCATCAAATTTTAGACAATCATACATAAATCATATTCGTAAATTCTGGAGAACAATGCAGGATATATCCGGTATCACATCTACTAAAAAGATTATTGAAATGACAAAAATTGAATTAGACTATGCTACTCCTCGTAGCAATGAATTTACTGTAGAAATTCCTGAAGAATATACTGTATTGCCATCTGGATTTCTTAGAGAACCTGGAGAACCGCCTATGGCAATTTCATATCCAAGAGTTATTCCAACAGGCGGCGGAATGCGAATGACTCCACAAGGATTACGCTTCCGTAGGTAAGAATACCACTGTTGTAGGTTCAAACGCAGGATTCCAAGGCAGAGAAATGAAAGGATCACATTCCCATTTGTAATGTCTCATCCACATATGACGCATATCAAAACCGTGTTCGTCATAGAGTTCATCTGGAAACTTACACTCCATTCCCAGCGACTTTTCAGGCAATATAAACTCCAGTTGTTGTTGAATAGAATAGGGCGGTTCTTTATGCTCCCATTCTATTTCTGTCTTTTCAATTCGTGGATAGTTGATGATAGTTTTCATTAAAGGTGCTTCTGGATACGGATAATACCAACACCAATCCGGTGCTTCTGAGGTTGTGAAATACAGATAAGTCCACCAGAATGTTTTCCAGAAAGCAAAGGTCACTTTTTCCCAATTAAGAACACCATCCATTAGATGAAGCGCAACTCGCTCTTCCAATGCTTGTGCGTCAGGAGCAATAATGTGACTGTCTTTGTCCTTTCGTCTTTTTAGCAATATCTTCTCCTCATCTTTCGCAGCATATTGTAACTTGCCCTGTTGTAGATAATGAAGTGCTCTGGCGTATCCATCCTCTCTTAAAGAGAATATGGCAATCGGTGGCATAAAGTCGTTTCCAAAGCAGTAGATACACATCTGAATATACTCATCCACATTCTGAACTGGAAGGCATTGTGCAAATGCATCAATAGAGATAGCACAGAATCCATCGTCTTCTCTTTCTCTCAAAATCTCCATATTTCCAAGCGACCTCTGTGCCAAGGCAATGAGAACCAAATCAGCATCCAATCCATAGACACAGATTCTTCCTCGGTCTTTCTCGGGAATACTGCGAAACCAACGGAATATCTTATGCTCTCCTTCACCTGGTTCTTCGGTATCGGATACAATACAATCTGGAAAGCACATCTTGAGCGCTTCTCCAAGGTCTTTCATGTACTTCGTCCCTGGTGATATTTGATGTTTATCAAATTCTGTTGCCTCATCTGGTTTGCGAAACCTACGATATCGTTGTTGAACTATTTTGGCAAATGGAACAAGACCATCAATCGCAATGTAGACGCGTTTGCCTCGTGCCACTGTCTCAAAGAAATCGTAGAGTGCGCATATCACGCTTCCTACCGGATTTTCAGCCTTCAAGTATTTGTGAATAAAACAGTTGAAATCAAGTCCGAGAGTATCATATTCTACGAGTTGATTACAATTCTTTTGTATATGTTTGTTCTTCCTCAGAATTGAGGCAATATAATACGGAATACCCATTACGTTAGTTTATCCTGCTAATAGAAAGTCCGTTTTGTAATACAAATGTGGGAATGGCTTCTACTTCTTGCGTGCGTGATATTTTTTATGTATATCTGGGGAACTTTCAACAGCTCACCCAAGCCAAAGTGTAATACCTGTCCTCAAAAAAAGAATATCGCGCCCTTTGAGTAAATGGACGATTCATTTAATGACACCGCCGGAATTCGTTGCCCGCGCGGACAAATTGCTCGCAAGGCTCATCACAAAACTCTCCGTTCAGGAAAGGGTGTCTACGTTGCATCCAAATGTATCAAGGACCGTGGAGCGCCTGGTCGTTGGCAATCAGTGAAGCACATGATGGGAATTGGACCTTTGAAGAAGGGTTCGTTATCCATTGTTGGTTACCACGCCAATGACCCAACTGAGAAACGACACGTTGCGTTGGAAAAGGCTGTGCATCACTACGGAAAGGCTTCTACTGTAAAGAAGTTGAACGCTGTTGCCATCTACACTAAGCGAACCACTCCAAGCCGATCACGAACTTACCGTCGAGATCGCAACTGGGTCAGCAAGAAGTTTTAAATTGTATAAATAATAATGGCTCGCAAATTCAAAGTTCCTACATGGGGAATCTACCTCCTTGTAGCAATTGTTGTTCTGTATTTCTTCGTTTCAAGTCCAATGTCACCTATGAATCAATGCCCTGAAACTCAATACTACTGTGCTGGTGTTGGTTGTGTGTCTGGTCCTGATAAGTGTGTCCCTGGTAACAAAGGAGGTCCTAGCAAGGTATTTTCTGCTGTTCACGAAAGTTTTGGAAACAGCACAGTGACTTGTCCTGACAATACTCGCAGTCCTAATGGCCAGTGCTTGTTAGAATTTCCTACGTTCTAAGTAATGAAACTTACACCAAATATTGGACTGAACCATATTCCTTCAGTCAAGGGTCATATTTTGAACCTGACACTCAATCTCTTCTGTATTGCTATCTTCTATCTGTTCCTCGGAGCATCGGTCTCCTATTTGATGGCACAGGTATTCGCCAAGTTTGATGAAGACTGGAAGAAGTTACCAAACTGGAGACAGGCAGTTGATGTAGGTCTTGAAATAGCCATCATTGCGATTACTGCGTTCTGGACGACTTACTTTGTTCATATTTATATTCCCGTCCTTCCTGTCAGTTCAGGTCTTGAAGGGTATCTTGAATCCTTTGGAGGGCAGATGATTTTTGTTTATGCGGTATTCTTGTTCCTCGGTAATCTGGATGACAAGATGAAGCATGTATTTGAAGATATTTTCGGGAAGATATAATAAAAATGTGGTTTATGGCTTTATACGTAGCGATTCTCTTCTATGTCCTCACTCCAGGCGTCCTCCTCTCCCTCCCTGCCGGAGGTTCTAAGACAACTGTCGCCCTCACTCATGCGGTTGTTTTCGCCCTCGTCTACCATTTCACTCACAAGTTGGTGTGGAAGACCTTTCATTAAACGCTTTGAATGAATTCCCATCTCAAATAATCACAAATCTTTTTCCAAATCTGGTCATGTGCGATAAGTCGGTCTCTGCTTTTTAACAACGGAAAGAAGGCCTTGTACTCGTCAAGCTCTAAGAGTTCAAAGAACTTGTAGAGAATGTACGAATAACTCAAAAAGTTAGTTCTATCGTTAGGACAGTAAAGCAAGAATGGTGCCTGTATTTCCTGGAACATCGCACGAATCTTCTCCTCTATTTCTGGCGTAATTGTTGGCGGAGGATTGCCGTTTAGACGACTCAGAATATGAGCACGGTGTTCGTAATATTTTGACCGTCCCAGTTTCTTGAGAATCTGCCGAATATCCTCTTCCGATAGATCTGCAATATTTACGATACGCCGTTTGCGAATTTCAAGAATGACTTCGTTCATCACTTCATCTGGAATGATGGTGGATTCCTTTGCTTGAAACTGATTGAGAATCTCATTGAGATGGTTGATCTTCTTGTAAGCATAGTTATTCCACTCCTTAGGAGGATCACGAAATGATGGAAAGTCCGATACTACCAATGCATATTCTTCCGAACCGCATTTGGGACATACAAGAATACCTTCGGATGTGATTTCCTCACGAGCAATATTACAGGTATTGCAATGCTCTGTCATCAATGTTCCTGCTTCTGCATTGTTTGATATTTTCATACGAGCAGTGTATTCATCAAACATCTGTTTCTTTGACATTCCAGTATCTGCAGGATTTGTGGAAGAGATATTGAAAAACTTCATAAAATTGTTGGTAGATCCAACTGGTAAAGAAGGTGCAGCATTGCCTGTTTTCTTTCCATAATAGTCAATCAGAATATCCATGCTATTCATGTAATAATCTTCCACTGGATTGGTCTTTTCCAATTCTTTGTCAATCTCTCGTATTCGCGATTCTATTTTTGAATACTTGACAACGGATTCAATCTCAGTCATTCCTTCAAGAGTTTTCAGTTCCTCCTGCAACTTACTTTTCTCTTCTTTTAACTCATCCGCTTTGGATTGCGATGACCGAATATTCTGTACCATCTCCTGATGAAGAGAGTCCAGAGTTCCTGAGGAGGTAGTTGTTCC